GGGGGGGGGGGGGGGGGTCTAGGAGGTTGATTGGAGAGGATAGGTCCGTCCTGTGGATAAGTAGAGGTAGTTTGAGGGATCGCGCCGAGCGGAGCGAGGCGCATAAGTATCCCGGGCGCGAAGTTATCCACAGGTTATTAACAGGTTATCCCGGTCGAGTTATCCACAGGATATCCACATAGTTATACATGAAATCTTAATATTATCTAAATTAACTATATAAACTGTCATTAATTAGTTTAATGTAATACTTGTTTATTTAACAAGAATTAGAATCGAGGATAAAATGAATAAACAACAACTAATAAGAAAAGTCAAAACTAACACATTTAGGGTTAAGTTTGACAATGCACGAAACGAAACTAAAACTGTTCGTTGTGCAATTCTTGGTGGTTTAATGAAGCATAAGCAACTTGACCCAACTGCACCAACAAAACAATATCAAGGTCAAAACATATTACTTTATAATGTTTTAACTAATCATTGGTTTGTAGTTAATGCAGGTAGGATTTTAGAGCTTAATATTCATAAACACCATAAAGCTATTAATAGATATGGAGTGTTTAATGCCTAAAGGTAAAGAACTCATAACTGTTAATAATACTAATATTACTCCACTAATCACAGAATTAGTGGAGTATGTTAAAACTCAAAAAGCCATTGAAGGTGTAGAACTTGAGGATTTATTAAAAATGCCTAAAGCGACACACCCAGACTGGAAAATCATTTGTGGTGTTCTGTGTAATGCTGTAGTTGAATGGTGTGCAATGAATAAAACGGAAGGTGGAAAAGATTTATTAGTGCATCTACAAAATGACATAGGTTATGTTTTGAAAAGACTAGGTTTAACAGAATAATCAACCTCGATTGATTGAAAAGGGCGATAGCAATATCGCCCTTTTTTTATGCCCAAAATTCCAGCATCTCCTGAAGTCCTGCGACCCCGGGCGATTCCAACCAGTAATCATCTCATCTTTCTAATGGAGTTTGGGGAGTTTGGGGAGTTTCGCCGTTCAGCAGGCGGTCCCGGGAAACTTCGTGTCAAGTTGACATCTCGAACTTCTTCGGTAATGGGGAGTTTGGGGAGTTTTAACGCCGGGCGCGCCCGGTGCCTGTGGATAACCTGTGGATAAACCCTTAATACTTTGTGTATAAGGGAGTTTGGGGAGTTTCATTATGAAATGCCTTTAAGTTATTATCACTTTAATAACACCACCCCAAACCCTATATTTATGCTCTTTAATAGTGGTCGGCGTTGACCGATTGCTTCACTATCGAGGGAAGATACTATGTATCGCCTCTAGGTCAGTTTCTTAACTGTTCCGCAAAACGAGAAACAGAAGGGCTTCCAAGGAATTATTACAAGTGTGCCAACCTTCTATTTCTAATCTCTTTATACAACGAATCCAAATTCAAGGCAATAGTTATTTGAACTTTCTTGTGGATAACTATTATCCTGAACTGGAACGCCCGGCGCGCGATCCCGGCAACTCACAGCTCACCCCTCGGACCAATATACTTGGGTCACATTCTTCAGGGAGTTCTGGGGAGTTTTAAAGCAGGTGCTGCAGCGTCAGGTATATAAAATAGCAAATAATGGCTATTTTCAGCGGTATTAGTAGTGTAAATAAATGTTCCATATTTCTAGGAGCTATTATATCACATTCCAGGATGGAAGTCAATGGAAGAAATGGCGGAAATCTAGGAAATTTAAGCTTGACACTCGGCGCGCGCAGCGCCCGGTGCCCGGGAAGTTATCCACAGGTTATCCACACCTTTGGGCAATTAACCCTTGACAGGGAGTTTCGGAGTTTTGCGAACTTTCTATTCGTTGCAGTGAACTCCTACTCCTCCAATTTACGAAGTCTAGTTAGCTACGGCATCATCAACTTCGTTAGTTTCAGCCTCTCGACCGAATCTGTTTGCTCTATCTACATTCTCTCTCATTTGGGGAACTATACCATTGTAATGTCCCAATATGGTTTCCAATGTAGCATTGTTAGTATTTAATGCTTTAGTAATATTATCAATTGCTTTACAAAGCATTTTAATCTGCTCATCAGTCATTTTTACTCCTTTCTAGCTCTATTTCTAATGAACTATGAGCATTATAACATTTTGATTCGTAAAAGTCAACCCCCTAAATTAATTTATTTTGTGGACAATCCCGTAAATAATAAACGGGATACTTCTGGCGACTGGGAAGTTACGCCCGGGCTGCGGGAACTCACGCAGCTGCCTCCCAGTCGTGAATCTTGGGTAAATGGCTGTTTTCCGGGAGTTTTGGAGCTTGAAACCTGCAACCCGGGAAGAGAACCTGGCTTCCTGAAGCGAGATGGAAGAAAAAATGGCGGATTTCCGCCGATCATCACCGTGATTTGTCCCGCGGGCGCCCTGGTCGTTTAACCAGCTCGCCACATCTTGTGGGTCAATCCGAAATATTATACCATATAGGGGAGTTTCGGAGTTTGAAGCCCTTGACAACGCCGGGTGAAGCAGGATCCCGGGAACCAGCACACTACATCTTGCGCCTCGGACCTCGGAACAATACTATATGAGGGAGTTTGGGAGTTTTACCACGACTGAAGAAAGGATCGCGCGCCGGGCGCCCAGCTCCCGGGAAAGTTATCCACAGGTTATCCACAAAATACTTGTATTATGGGGGAGTTTGGGAGTTTGCGCGCACCACGGCGCACAGATCGAGGTCCTCGAGCCGTCCTTCGTATATCCCGGGCACCGCATCAAGGGTCTTTTCGGACAATTCTTGGGCCTTGGACCCTGAAAACATTTTAACGCCACCTGTGCCTAGGAGCTTAACTAAGATAAATACAGGAGCTCCGTGTATGGAGTAAATGGTATTCCACGCCCGTTGAAATGTAGAAATTTGTATTTTATTACTACTTGTTGCAACTTTTAATTCTACTGTAAAGAATCCTGTAACACTGTGAAATATTACGCAATCAGGGAATCCTGGCGTAGCGTAGCTCTCCAATCGCGAGTAACAGTATCCTTTACCATTGTTCAAACATTTTTTTAAACTTTTCCAAAGATTGGTTTCTGTCTTTACGGTCATACTTCATTCTGTCTCTCACCACTCTCGGTCGGTACTTCTGTGACGTCCTTAATTCCTTCGCCATTGGATTTCTCTTCCTGAACTTCAATGACCACTCTTTCTTTTTCTTTTCTAAATTTTCCATCTAATCCTAATTCCTTCAAATGTTTCAAAACTTCTTCACGGGACATACTATCGATAGTCCCTGTTCTGATTTCTTTCCTGTCAATGTACAATCCTGCAGCTTGCCCTCGCAAGCGTTCAGCGTTAACAGCAGCACTAAAAGACTTATCGGCCAAAGATTTCTCACGGAGTCTAGCCAGTTCCTGTACGTGTCTTTGTAGTTTAACTTCATGCGTTTTATCAATCTCAGCTCTCCTTCTTATTAATGCATTAACAACCTTTGGGTATTTCTTTGGGTTTAACAACTCCGAAGATGTAGTATTAGCTCGATCCTCCTTATATCCAGCTTGCCTAGCGCATTCCGTGGGAGTCAATCTACCCTCATTTTCCGCGAAAATCTGAACAAATATCTTCTGCCTACTTGTCAATCCTTCCCCATCTTTAGGATATTTTAAAGACATGTCTTTGGTATTGGCAGAGGTATTGGCAATGACCTTCTCACTCATCGTCCGTAACTCATTGGTATATGCATATATTTACTCATTTAATAATAAAAAAATCACAAAACTTCCTTGCGTCGTTTAGACTCGTAATACCTTGCCAATACCCTAATAATCTATGTATTTCAATCATTTATACCAAAAGGTATTGCGGTATTGGCAGTATCCCGGTAAATGAAAAAATAAAAAAGTTTTTTTCACTCAGATCCCTATTCATAATACCATAATACCACGTTTCATGTGATCTTTAAAGTTAATATATCCTCTTTCGCGCAGGCAATGCAAGTATCTGTGTACATTTGATTTTGATTTTACTCCACATAACTGTTTCAATTCCTCATAGCTAGGAGCATGATCATTTGTTTTTAGATATTTCTTGACAATGTCAAGCATTTTCTTTTGCTTGGTTGTAATTCCATAAAACTTCTTGACAGGCTTTTTGGATTTATGGTGTGGACGTCTGGAATGACGTGTTTTTCCTTTGAATGGTATAACTACACTCATTTTACATCCTTATATCCTTTTGCATTTGGATTTGGCCCATAATTCTTACTGACTTTTGCATACATTTCATTCGGACCCAATTCCTGAATTGTTTCCGGAGTTATTGAATCATATAACTCCCTTCGAAGTTTCTTATCCTCAGCTGACATCTTAGGTGGCCTATATTTATAGGCTGAAAGCTTTGACCATGTTACTCTAATCCCAAGAGGTGGACGCCAGAGCGTTACTCCGGCCTTGTTTTGGTGTGTTCCAGTCCAGGAATCAGGACCATGATACTTATCTGTTACATACTTATAGCATTCTTTTATACTATTGAACTCAACAATTTCCTTGCTTAACAGCTCAGCATCTTTCCATACATTAATCTCGAATCTCTCCATATACCTTTCCTAAGTATTCTATTTTCTTAACCCAACCTTTTGGTATGGTTATATATCTTCCACCCTCTTTATCCTCTTCCTTTGTTTCCTGTGGATCCAAACACCAGGATCCTATTATTGTAACTCTTAAATCATCATTCCTTATCATCCAACCAATATCAACACATGTTGCCAATTTAGCATCGCGCATTTTTCCAAGAGTCACCCATCCCGTATCGCCGTCCATGGCATCCATCCAGGTTATGCGGACCATAGGCCAGCAGTCTGGATATTTAATCGAGGGTAAGTTGCTCTTTTGTTCCGTCTTCTCTTCGTTCGAATCTTGCATTATCCTCATCGTCCCTATGTCTATGTCCTTCCGTTACTACATCCATGATTTGATTCTTGGTTTGTAACCTTACCTCATAATCCTGGAATACCACTACCCAAAAGCGTGCCTCACCACCTTGATTAGTGGTAGCTTTTCCCGCCTTGAAATTCTCTACTGTCTTTCGAAAACCCATGGATAATAATTCTAGTAATTTGGACTTAAACAATACAAGATCAGACATGTCTTCGAATCGTACATACCATGAAGGTTTCTCCGTCAACCCCGTCTTCGGATTGATGGCGCCGTCCTCCACCTGGTGTAGATCAATGATCTTCAATGTTGTCATTAGTTTATATTCTCCTGTCCACTCCACTTCCTACTCACTCGTCCAAAAGCCTCTTCTACTTTTGATTCATCAAATCCTTCCATAGCCCTTGACTTTTTTCTTTCGAACCTATCACTGAGGAACTCATCAATCAAATCAAGAATCATGATAGTGGGAAGT